ATTAGAAATATCTGCAGACGCAACAAATGACTCGTTGGCAATCCCAAGCCTACAAGACATCACTGTAAATGCTTCAAATGACGTTTTTACCTGGACACAACTTGATGCAGCTAGTAAAAAGCAAATTGCTACAACTGCCACAAACAGTTTGAGCATGAACTTGGTTCTAGATCAAACAACTTTCTTTGGAGACTATACTACACTAGCAGACTCTAGTGCACAGACTACTTGGGAAAGCACTACCCCAACAACTACTGAGTTTGCTTATCGCACAGATACAAAGCAATGGCTAGTTGGCGATGGCGTAGGTGGTTCAACTGAGATTGATACACCAACAACAGCATCAGCTGCTGGCATCTTTGGTATGAGCAACAATAAAAACCTTGTTGAATTCTCACTATACTTAGGTGACGAAAGCAATGGCGCTGATGGCAAAACCATTAGTGGCACGGGCTATATCACTGGTCTTGCACCAACAGTAAGTGCTGACTCACCTGTGTGGGTTTCACCAATCACTATCACAGTTGATGGCGATTACACAGTATCATAACTGATTAAAGGGGGACTTCAAAATTCCCCTTTTTTCCTATGTAAAGGATGAGAGATCAATGGACATACTAAATACTAAGACAGACAAGGAACTACTGGATAGTTTGTTGGCTGAAGCAGCAAAAGCTCGCAATGAAGTGAGTTGCGCTGCAAGAGATTTAAACAAAGCCAACAGTAGATTGGGATTTCTGATCATGTTGGCAAACAGTTTGATAGATAAAGGATTAACAGATGAAACTAGCAGCACTTGCAACAAAACCTAAATTAAATAAAATAGTAATTGACGATGATGTAATCATTGAACGCTATGGCGAAGCCCTAGAGTTTTGGGTATATGACCGTCAAAGTATGGACACCTACATGGCTCTAAGTCAAATGCAAAACAGCAGCGTTGACGATATTGCCAATGCAGTATTGCCATTGGTTATGGATGAATCAGGTAAACCAGCACTAGACCCAAGCGAACACCTTCCATTAGACGTAACAGTCAAAGTAATTGAAAAGGTTACAGTTAGCCTGGGAAACCTACTAAACCAGACTACAGCCGCCTAACTCCAGAGTTAGATGCGTGGTTGAGTTTGGACTTTGTAGCAAAAAGATACGGTGTGTTGCCAAGTGCAGTAATGGCAAATGGATACAACACAGATATGATTTGTGCCAGTCTAGCAGTTGGATATGAAAGTTACTGTGCACAGTGTGCACGTGATGGTGTAGATACAACAAAACCAAAGCCAACTGAAGAACAAATGTTGGCAATGATTGAAAGGGTAAAACATGACAAGAGTAAGACTCAAAACCAGTAACATAGCACCCGCAATTGATCGCAAGATCAAAGGTTTGGATTCAGTGGCCAAGTCAGGTTACGACCATTTCAAACAGATTACACCCATTGACAAAGGCAATGCTCGTCGCAGAACAAGATTGCAGGGCAGCACAATCAAAGCTGATTATCCATACGCTGTAAGACTTGATAAAGGTTGGAGTAAGCAAGCCCCCAAAGGCATGGTGCAACCAACCATTGAGTTCATGAGCAAACTTGTAAACAAAATAATGAGGAGCAACTAATGGCCACAGACCGTTATACCGTAGTAGTAGACACCAAAGGTGCACAAACCAGTCTTGCAGGACTTAAAAGTGGCTTAGGTGCAATTGGGGCAGCAACAGCCGCAGCATTTGCTGTAGACAAGGTTGTAGACTTTGGTAGAGCAGTAGTAGATGCTGGTAAAAACTTCCAAGTTATGGAAAACCAGCTTAAACTGATTACCAACAGTCAAGAAGAACTCAACAGCACTATGGAGAAACTGCGTGGCATTAGTTCTGCTACCTACAGTGACCTAGGCAGCACAGTTGAACTTTATGGTAAACTAAAACTGTCAACAGATGCACTGGGCAAGAGCAGTGAACAAGTTCTAACAGTTACCAAAAACTTCCAACAAGCACTGGCATTGAGTGGTGCTGATGCAGGAACAGCCTCAGGTGCTATTAGACAGTTTGGTCAAGCTATGGCAAGTGGCACTGTGCGTGGTGATGAATTCAACAGTATCGTTGAAGCACTGGGTCCAGCACTTGCTATTATGGCACGTGAAAGCGGAGTTACTGTAGGCGAACTGCGTGACATGAGTCAAGCAGGTGAACTTACTGCTGATGTGTTCTTTGATATGGTTGAAGGTGCTACAAGTATCAATGCCGCATTTGCCAATCTAAATGTAACAACTGAACAATTACAAAGCAAACTTAAATTAACATTTGATGAAGTGTTGGTTCAAATCAATGAAGCAACAGGTGCTACTGATAAGTTTGACACTGCACTGATCAAAATCAATCAAGGCTTGGCAAACTTCTTTGGCACAAGTCAAAGTCTAGCAGATTTAAACGCACCAGACATATTCAAAAAGTTTGAAGAAAACGCACTCAGCGCACAAGAAGCTATCATTGCACTGGAAACACTGCGCAGCAATACTTCTGGTTTCTTCTTCCCAGGCTTAGGCTTCAGCAACCAAGAAGAAGTTGATGCTATCACAGCACAGATTGATGCTATCAAAGAGTTGGTTGAAACAAGACGTGCAAGCAAAGAAGCTGCTGATGAAGAACGTGCTGCAAACGAAGAATTAATGAAGCCACTAACTGCACTCAGTGGTGAACTTGACAAAATTTCAGCAGCATACGAAAAGAACATTCCAAAGAGTGAAAAAATAAGATCAGAGTATGATCAAACTCAAGCTACACTGAATAAACTACTGGAAATCAAAGACAAGGAAATTACACAAACACCAGAGTATGAAACAGCACTGAAAACAGTCCAAGATCGTTTGGCACAGCTCAAAGGCAAATTGGATGGCACTGCCAAGAGCACTGCTGCTGCCGCAACAGCAATGTCACGTCTCACTGACAGCACTAAGGATGTAATCAACAACCTGCAGAAATCAACTTCAGACATGCAGTTTAACTTGGACAAGTTAAACATGAATCCACTGCAACGTCAAATTGCTGAAATTGAACGTGACATTAGAACACGTGTTAAAAAACAAATTCAAGAACTTGAAGCAGCAATGACACCAGAGAATGCTGCAGAAATTACAGCTCAAATCAACCAGCTGAAAGATGCAAGTTCAGTAGCAATTGAAAATCAAGCACGTCTTGCAAGAGAAAGTTATGAGCATCAAAGAAGTTTCAGTTATGGTTGGAATCAAGCATTCCAACAGTATTCAGATGATGCATCAAATGCTGCCAACTCAGCAAGAGATATATTTAAAACAACAACACAGGGCATTGAAGATGCTATTGTGTCATTTGCTAAAACTGGTAAATTTAGCCTTAAATCATTAGGAGCGGATCTTGGTGAACAATTGCTACGTGGCGGTATTCAAGATATATTCAGTCAGATAGGTGGCGGCGGAGGCGGCGGCAGTTTCTTAGGCAATCTATTTGGCGGTGGCAGTCAACAAAGCAGCGGCGGCGGCTTCTTTGACAGTATCAAAAAACTGTTTGGTGGTTTCTTTGCCAATGGTGGTTATTTGCCAGCAGGACAGTTTGGTATTGTTGGTGAACGTGGACCAGAGATGATCACAGGTCCAGCAAACATAACACCAGGTGCACGTGGTGGTGCACTAAATGTAACAATCAATGCAGTTGATGCACCAAGTTTCCAAGCATTGGTAGCAAGTGATCCAGAGTTTATTTACAGCGTAGCCCAAAGAGGCAGTAGGAGTTTCGTATAATGTCGTTCCAATGGATATTTGACAAAGCAAGCAATTTAAGTATAAACAAGCAACCAACAGTTGCACAATCTGTTACACGAAACAATCGTGTCAGTGCAGTAGTTAAAGGTGGAGACACCTATAGATTTACAGTAACCATGCCCGCAGGTTTACCATACGAAGAAAATAGAAGTTACATTGAAGCCTATGAAGCATTGGGTAGATACACTGTAGATCCTGTAAGCATATCACAAAGTTATATCACAGGATATCGTGGTGTTGCAACCAACACCACAGGATGGACTGCTTATGTTAGCGCCACACAGCCTGCAAAAATTCATAGCATTTCGCCCGTTGTTACACCCACCAATGGTGACAAGATACTGGCTGCAGGCGATTATGTGCAATTGGGCACAGGCAACACCTACACTGTTGTAGAAGATGTAGTATGGCCTAACAGCACTGCTACACTGCACAGAAACATTCATGAAACAGGTGCAGTGACACTAACCCTAGGCAGTGGGGTTACTTGGGATGTAATCTGCACCAGTATGCCTGCATGGAACATATTTGATTATAATCTAGTTAACTGGCAAGGTGAGTTTGTGTTCTATGAGGTAGTTAGATGATAGATTTTACTATTGGAGATAGAAGCACAAGAATAGGCACCAGCCTATTTGTTAAATTGGATATTCCAAACACACCACTGTATTTGAGCGATGAAGATTCGCCTAGAACCATTGATGGTGATGTATACAATAACCTAGACAGTTTTATAAACATCAGTGTTAGCAAAAGTGATCTAAGAGCAAGTAGACATGAACTAACTTTAACAGTAAGTGGTATTCCTGTTACTACCAACACGGCTGCATTCAACGACGAAGCCAAAGGCAGTGAAATTACAGTATACAGAGGTTTTACAGAAGCTGGTAGTAAAACATTGATTGAACCGCCTAGTAGAAAGTTTACTGGAATTGTTAACAATGTAGGATTCAAAGAAACCTGGTCACCACCCAACAGCACATTTACAGTGACTTTCCATTGTATCAATCGTTTGGGTTTGATGCAAGGACGAGTCGCAGGACGTAGAACAAATGACACGGATATGAAACGTTTCTATCCAAATGATACAAGTTTTAAACGTGTAGCACAGATTAGAAATGCAAACTTCAACTTTGGATCTCCAAACCCTGCACCAAAATATGGGACAAGTTATTAATGAGTTTTTTTAGTAATCTATTCAAAGGAATCAGCACAGTTAGCAGTGCCATAGGCAACATTGGTAGTTTTTTTAATAATCCAGAGCCTGCAAAGCCCACATTCAACAGCATGCTACCTTCAATAATACAAACAATTGGCAGTGGACTTATGCTGCGCAAACTGTATCAAACTGATCAAAAGCAAACCAACTCACCAACACCAGCAAACAGCGATCCAGATGGTCCTCAAATTTCACCAATCAATACAAGTGCACCTGACGAAGGTGTAAGACTACAAGCAACTGCTGATCCTTCAAACAGAATACCCATTGTATACGGCGAAGCATACACACAAGGCAAACTTGTAGATGTAGAAATGGGCAGTGACAACAGAACAATGTATTATACAATGGTATTCAGTGAAAAAACAGGCAACAAGATTGATGGTAAACCTAGTGTATTCAAATTTCTAGATGTTTATGTAAACAACATGAGATGT